CCTGCATTAAAATTTCTGCGGATACGTATGCAGCGTCTGGTCCGGTACTCGAGTAAATTGTTGGAGCAACATCGGGACCTTGATTAATAATATCAGTTATGATATCAAACAAGTTGTTGATAGAGTCACTAGCAATGCCGCCATTAGTTAACACAGTATTTCTAACCTGAACATACGTTCCTGTGCTGTTTAACAAATCAGTGCAGGTTGTGTTTACAATGACTTTCTGGCATAGTTCGTTTAGATAATCAATAGCCGCAGTAGTCTGACTTTCTTGACCAGCAATTCTGCTGATTACACCGTCGTAATATGCTAGGCCAGACTCAACTGCCTTTTGATTTCCGCCAAATGCAGCATCGTATGCCACGTTCTCAACAAGGATACCAACATCTCTAAAACATTTTTCACGACTGTAATCAAATGTTCCAAATGTTGAATCAATATACGCAATAGTTTCTGCTTTAATAAACTCTCTATTTGCCCATAACAAGTTAAATGCATTTACATCACTAGTTACACCATTAATGTCTGTATTAATAGGAATCCTTGCATCAACTGCACTAGGTCCGTTTCTAATAATATCTGTAATTAGATCAATTTTATCTTCTAGTGCTTCAGCTTGATGAATAGTTGCAGAAGTTAAACTAATAACTTGTGTCACAGTTGTTTGATAAGCGGTTCCTGTGGTTGCAAAAACAATGTTTCTCATCAACGACTTAATAAAGTCATAAGCAGCAACTGTCTGTGGAATCTCACTAGCAATGTTAGATGATGTATTAACATAATCAAAATAGTAAACACCAGATTTAATACTTTGTTTGTTACCACCGTGTAGCAAATCGTATGCAACACTGTCAATTAGATAGCCGACGTCTCTACGGCATGTTGCTGTCGAGAAGTTTGTAAATCCTGTAGCAGTGGAAATCCAAGTAATTACTTGGTCAGCCATAGTTACTTTACCTAGCAACAGCGCATCATACACGTCAACATACGTAGCAGTTGATGAAGCTGTGCTATTAGGAATGATAGACCCCGAAATCCAATTTTGGAATGTGCCAGTAGTAGTAGCTGTGTTAAGAATCTCAATAATTTTATCAAATCTCTCACCAACTAATGTTGCAAGCACGGCCCCATCTAGGCCACCATAATTAGTTGCTGTGTTAATCACAAGACTCTTTAAGTAATTGATTGCCTGCGTAGTTGTAGTAATCTGATCATCAATCGCATCAACATAACCACTTTGGTTGTAATATTGTAAACCAGCAAAAATACTATCGCTATTACTGTCGGCTAAAATATCAGTGGCTAACGATTCGACAATTAGTCCAACGTCTCTGCGACACTTAACAGAATCATAAACAAATCCACTGTTAAATGTCTGATCAACGTAAGTAACAACCTGTTCTTGTAAGAATGGTTTATTAGCCAACATTAATGTTCTTGCATCAAAGAATCCAGGATTTTGTTGTCCAGCATTAATTGTCATACCTTGTTCGATAACTCCAAGGTCTGCATTAACTATAATTGTTGTAGTGTTTGTTACCCATGTTCCGGTTCCAACTGCTTTTGGAAACTGAACAGTTTGATTCGGAACAAACATAGTTCCGTCTTTTAGCCAAGGCCCAGATTGGTTTGTGCAGTTTTGGATGTATGGAGAGTGGAATAGGTCAATTCGATCTGTTCCAGTTAACGGAGGAAATGCAGTAGCATACGCACCTCTATTAAATCCTTGTTCGTATGGTCCTTCTAACAATCCTGAACGACCATTTAGGAATGTCATGTAATTTATATAACATCCACTTTCAACGTGGAATAAATCTTGAGTCTTGTTTATTGGCTCAATAAATGTTGTTCGAATATCACTCCCTCTTACAGAAGTATAAGGTTTTAGCCTAATAGGATTGTCTTCTAAATAGAATCCGGCGCTGACTAAAATTTGTGTGCCAGGTTGAAAGTATGGACTGTTTACAGCACCACCAATTGTGCGGCAAGCACGACTTGCATCCATTGCTCTTCCGTCGTTAGTATCGTTGCCATCCATTGTAACATACAATGTGTTAGTGACGACCGGAGCAGTTCCAATAGGGTTATTACCTCTTACTCTAATATCGCCAATTACTTCAGTTAGCCCGGCCGCTGGATCAATTTGAATAGTGCCGGTTGTTGATTGAATTACTTTGGTGTAGAGGTCGTTAATATAACCTTCAGCCCATGTCTTACCAGTTTCACCAATTTTCTTTAAATCGTCATTTTCGGGAATAACATCCCCGCCAATGTTCAAGTCTTTTGCAAGACCCATACCGCCTTTAACAACTAAAGCACCAGTGTTAATATCAGTTGAATCAGTAGTGTCCCATATAGTAGCTTGATCAATATACAAAGATCCTTCACTAGGATTGTATCTTAATCCTTGACTACCTGTAACAGATTCCTTGTCAAGGAAAATAATATTCTGTCCAGTATTAGCAACAAAAATAGGATAGAAATATTGATCAACGTTAGTTGCTGTAACTGCTAAACTTAAAGATGTATTGGCAGTTTCAATACGACCGTAAATATATCCACCAACATTCAAATCTTTCTTAATGCCGACGCCGCCATTAAAATAAACTGACGACGGAATTGACCCGGTTTGTGTTCCAGAATCCCAATCTTCCCAAAGGCGTTGACCTTCTTCACCGTAAATGTCTGCAGGGTCATATGCTCTTAGATATTGATTAGAAACATTGTTTTCATTATAAAATACTGCAGACTCTACGTGAAGTTCATTCCATGTATTGCTACTTAAACCTAATTTATATGTTGCTGCATCTCTCGGAACTATGTCGCTAATAAAACGAGCGTTTGCATCAATAGTATTTGTATCATCTTGGCCTAAAATTGTATCTTCTTCAACGGTCACATCGCCTTGAAATGTTGATAGGGGAACATTTGCCAGTAGTTCCCCTGGCGCGGTAATAAGAATGTCTTCTTCTGATGTAACTACAACACTTCCGGCTCGAGCAGTAATTGATACTTCGGCTCCAGTTGCGACGACGTCGCCACCTGCATTAATTTCAGTCTGAGCACCGGATTGAATATAAACTTGACCTGAAGTTGCTAAAAGTCTATAATTACCTGGATATTTTGCTATAAATGTTGTCATGTTCTTTCCTCAGTGTATTTATTTTTTTAATAAATCCTTACCTCTACGGCGTCCATTAGTGCGCTACTTTTATGAGGCCATTTTGGATGACTTTTAAATCTTATAATAACTCCAAAGGTAGGATCTTGAATATCACTGATAGTTAAATTTGAATTCCACAAAGTAAAAGGGCCTCCATAAATTTTAATTGGAGAGGTATCCAATGTTGCTAAATTGTCACCGATTGGATTTCCATCTAAACACAAATGTATTGCATCGTCTGATATTCTTCCAAATCTATTCATGGTAATTTTAACTTCTATTCCAGATAATAAAGAAGGTAATGACTCTAAGTTAAATTGTGTTAACTTTAGATAGTAAGTTTTTTCTACAATGTCGTGTCTAGGGTCTCTAGCAATATGAACTAAGTCTCGCGAAGTCTTAACATGCTTGCCATTTAGTGTTTTTAAATTATTAAAATTATCAATTTCTAACCACGAAACGTGAGCTGATTCTGCGCCAGCTTCGGCATATTGTTCAACAGTTGTAGGTAAAGCCCAATTGGTCATACCGTATTTACCTATATATGAAACAAGGGGGACAAGCCCCCTTGTTTATAACATAGTTTAAAAATTATCTATTGTCAATTTCAACAACGCCTGCACTTGCAGTATCTAAAGTCCACCCTGCGGCTGCACCACTGGAAATTGCATAACCCCAAACACTGGCAGTTGTTTGAACTAACACTGCTCTACGTGCAGTTAGTTTTCTAACATAGTAAGTGCTTGTGTTTGCATCAGTTGCAAGAATAGTCATTTGACCAGCAGCAATGGTGCTAGTTGTTACTAGGCGACATACTCCTGTTCCTTCACTAGTCTGCACACGATACTTTTTGCTGGCCACTTGTTCTCTAATGTCACCAAAGACTGGAGCTGTTCCACCATTAGCTGTAGGAAGAAACGCTACACATCGTATAACATCGCTAACAGAACTTGTTAAGGCTGATGTTGCGCTTGTGTGATATGCTACGTGAGAAGTGCCTGTAAATGTTACAGTTGGTGCAGTTAAGTAACCAGAGCCCGCATTACTAATACTCACGCTAGTTACAGTATTACCTGTTTTAACCACAGTACCGGTTGCAGTTGTTCCGCCTGCAATGCTAGGTCCACTAAATGCAACAGTAATTGTTCCAGTAGAATTAGGTGGATTAACTGTGGCAATAGTTACACCTGATACTGTTTCTCCACCTACACCAACACCTTTTTGTGTTCCAAAATATTTCGATTTAATCGGTCGTCCCATTTGTTTCTCCTTGAATTGTTATGAGCGTTCTAGGCCCTACGCGGTGGGAACCGCATAATAATCTAGACATGTTATTTATTTGCAGTCAACAAAAAACCCGCCGAAGCGGGTTAATTGTTTTGCTTTTAAGCAGTTGATTACTTGAAACTTACGTTTGCAGAAGTAATAGCAACTTTGCCTAGATAGTCAGCAGCGTTACCTAGAGAAGATGCTGTGTTTGTTAACTCAACATATCCGTAACGTGTCATGAAGCCAACTACTGGCTCGAATGTTGCTGGATCTAGAACAACTCCAGAGCTCATTAGAGGAATGTAAGGGCAATAGAACGCGGCAGCATCTGCTTCGCTTGTGCCTTTGTATCCAACTAGGATCTGGTTATTGTCGTCTGTATCAGACTTGTATGCGTCAACATAAACACGCATAGCACCGTTCAATGTTCCAACAAACTTAGTGTTTGTAGGAGCTTCGAATGTGCCTTCTGTGGTGCGAGCAAAAGCAGAAGTTGTAGCACTTTGTAGGATCGTTAGAGCCTGGTTGCTTACAACTGCCCAGTTTGCAGAACCACGACGTGTTCTTTGAGCAATCAAGTTGCTAACACGGTTGATCTGAATCGCTAGAGCAGCGTGTTCGTCACCAACGAATGTAGCAGTACCAGATACTAGAGCCTGGTCATATGTTTCTTCAACACTTGCTAAAGAACGTAGAGATGTTAGGATCTCTTGGTCAATTTCAGCAGTGATTTCCTGTGCTAGAGCAGCCATAATTTCTGCTTCGATGTCGATACCTTGTTGGGCTTGTGCATCTTGAGCAGCCTCGAAAGTCCAACGTGCGCTTAGTTTACGAGACTTAGCTTCTACGCTGGTTTTCAAGATTTGAATACTCATACGCTTACCTGGTGTGCCTTCTAGAGCAGCAGTTGTGTTAGCTCTTGGAGTAGCATCAACGTTGTTACCAGAATAAGCACTAGCGATCTTGAATGGGCTCAATGCTTCTTCACCTGCAATTACACCATCACCAGAGTCAGCATAACGAACTCTTAGAGTATGGATCTGTGCAACAGGTCCGGTCATTGGTTGAACACCAATGATTTCATTCGCAATAACAGTCGGCATAACACGACGGATTACTGGAAGGATAACGCGGTTAAGTGTTGCAATGTTGCCGGCGCTTGTTGCACCAGCAGTTGCGCTTTCAGCCAAATAACGGCGTGTGTTTTCTAGGCATACGCCCATAGAAGCTTTACGGTTACCAGATAGGCCTTCAAGCAGAGCTTCTTTGGTCTCTGACCATCTTTCATTTAATAGTTGTGACATTTAATTTGTCTCCTTGAAATTATTTTGTAAGACCCGCTAACTTGCGGATATCTACAATATTGTCTAAGCCTACCTCAGGCTTTTTCTCACGGTTGCCAGTTACTTCTGAGCTTTCAGTTAAAGCAGGTTTTGCTACTTTTTTCTGTGCGCCTTCCATTACTGCGGGTAGGTATTTGTCGAACGCAGAACGTAGTTTAGGTGTTTGCACGCCTTCTAACAATTCTTGCATTACCACTCTTTTTTCGCCATTTAGGGGCGACATTAATTCAGCCATTACCTGTTTACGTTCCATTAGATCTTTTGTAACACGAATTTCGCGTTGTGTAGATTCTACTAGACTTTCTTTTTCAGATACTGTCTGTTTTGCTTCTGCAAGCTCTTGTTCTTTCTTAGCGATAATCTTTAACAATTTACTTGTTTCGGATTTTTCATTTAGATAGGAACCTGCAAATTCTTGTGCAAACGATTCATAAATTTTACGTCCAAAATCATTATTGCGGGCACTGTCAATATCTTCTTTCAACTGATGAATTTCAGTTGTAAGTTTTCTAGTAACAGTTGCTTCAACAACTTTTGCGGAACGTTGGATAAATGATTGTTTGATATCTTCGAACTTGTTCTTTGCTTCACGAACTAGTTTAACTTTAGTTTCTGCTAGGTCTTTCTTGTCTGATGCAAATTCGTTAATTTCTTTTGCTAGAGCATGAACTACGAACTGCTCTAATTTGCCGAAATTCTCAGAAACTTTCTTACGGTCTCCTTGAAACTCGACTAGCTCTCTGCCTAATTGACCAATAACAAAGCCTTCTAGTTTTTTAGCATCTCCAGCAATACGTTGTTGGTATGCTACTTTTGCTTCTGCTAGTGCTTTTTTATCATTGTGCAATTCGGCCATTTCTGCGGCCAATCTGTCGCTTAACATCTTGTCGATTGCTTCTACCATAACTGTTTTGTCATGTGTATACTTTTGTGCAAACTCTTCACGAAGTTGAGCGGTTACTTGGTCGCGATTTTCTTGAATCTTTTGAGTGAAGGCAGTTTCGACAGCAGATTTTACTTCTTCTGACATAACCCCTGACTCTACTAATTGTTTGAATGCGTCCAACATCTATTTCTCCTCGGGCTTATTTTAGACCTTTAATAATTGAAAGAAGTGATTCCTTCAAATATTTCTGGGCCTTTGGATCTTCTTTTACTTCTGTAGCCACTTGGAATGCTTTGTATCCGCCACGTGAGTTCATCAAATGCTCATAAACAGGCGTAGGATACGCACCAGGTGCGCTGGGCTGTGCAACTATATCAACAGTAATGATTTCGAAGTCTGATACTTTGCCACTCATTTCGTCAACGTTGCCGCTGCCTCGTGAACTGACACCAAGTTTTACACCTGCTTCGAGCATTGTGCGAATTAAGTTACCCATAGGTGTAGGCAAGATTTTAAACTTGCCATAACCGTTAGGACCTTCCATCCACATGTTGGTTATCATGTGACTTACTCGGTCCAAATTTACTTTAAGATCATCTGGGTGATCAACTTCACCTAAGACAGAATACCCATTTTGAATTTGATCATTAAGTGTTTTCACAGCACGTTCAATTTCGTCTACGGGGTAAACTCGTTGATTGGCGTTGCGAATACCACCTTGAATGGCAATGCCCTTCAAGTGAAGGTTCTTGCCATCCTTATCGTCCGACTCGAGAACGATGCCGGACTGATCAAAACTTAGGTGTTCTCTTAGATATGAATGTTTCATCCAGTTTCTCTAATTATTTGTTATAAGGCTTTAACATTTGCTGAACAGGCTTAACGCTTGTTTGTCCAGCTTTATCGCCAGTTCCGGAACCTACTGGTCCTGGTCCTGCGCCTTTTCTCTCAGCACCGTGGCCACCTTTAACACCACTTAGTGTCTTAACGCCAGACTTTTTACCGTCAACGTTATGGATACCGGAAGCAAACTTCTCTCCGGATTCAGGATTAATACCTTTGTTTACTTTACCTGGGCTAGTGCCAGTTGGACTTCCGCCCTCTGTAGCACCTTGGTTTAAGTTCCTGGCGTTAACACCTGCTGGGCCTGGCTTGTTTGCGCCGCTAGCAATCGGGCTACGACCTTCAACTGGAGCACCGTCTGTATCACCAGAGCCTGCACCTAAGTATTGACCTTGTGTCTTTTGGCTGTTCTTGTCCCAATCGTTTCCTACCTTTTCACGGTATTCACGTGTCATACGACGACCTTCATACATGCCCATTTGCATTTCTTCGTCATCTTCTTCGCCTTCTTCGTCACCGAAGTCGCCACCGTGTGGTTCTTCTCCACCTTGAGCAGCTTCTAGCTTCTCAAATGCAGCTTCTAATTCTGCAATTGCATTCTTAATGTCGAAGATTGCGGCGTCTTCGCCTTCTTCTCCGCCCATGTCGTCTGCACCTACGTCAGCACCAAAGTCGTCAGTAGCGTCGCCGCCCATTTCGTCTTCTTCGTCATCGGCTTCCATGCTATAAGAATCTTCTAAATCAACAGATTCGTCTGCTTCTTCAGCACCTTCATCCATTTCTTCGTCGTCTTCTTCAGCACCTTCATCCATTTCTTCGTCGGACTCTTCTGCTGCTTCGTCCATTTCTTCTTCGTCTGCTTCTTCAGCAATTAAATTTTCGTAAATTTCTCTTGACTTTTCAACAACGATATCATGGAATAGCTCATTGGCTTTATCCATTTCTTCATTGACGATTAAGTCTAATAGTTGTTCAAACTTTGTAGACATGCGGTTATCTCCTATGTTAGTTTCGCGGCAAGGCTGTGTTGTTATTTAACCAGGTTAATATAAAGGTATGGGAAATAGGCCTAAAACGGCCTATTTTAGATAAAAGCACGAAGGTTTTTAGCAATTTCTTGTTAAAATATTTAAGTTTTTACTAAAAATATTTAAACTATCAGTTATTATACTGCTGCGGCTTCCGGGGGAGGAGCAGCATACATTTTTCTAACCAATGCCAATTCTTCTTTACGTTCTTTATCTCTTGCATCACCGGCCCTACGAAGATCGTTTAACATTTTTAATGTTAAACGAGTTTTACGAAGATCGTCAGAACCGATAATACTAGTATCCTTTTCAGAATTGTATCGTTGATCATCAACCATCTCGTTATGCTGGCGGTCAAAATAAATGAACTCTTTTAATAACATGATGATATTTATGCTGGAGGTTGTGTTTCTGCTGGGGCGGCACCGGCTGCATCGGGTTCTGGCGGTGGTGTTGTTGCTCCGGATATTGCACTCATGTCTGCACCCATACCATTTGCAGTAACTCCAACACTACGAAGTTCAGCATTTGCAGGCAAACTTGTATCTTCGTCTACGTTTTCTTCACGCCATAGTTTTTCGTTTTCTGCCATTTCTTCTGCACTTAGTCCCAAGAATCGTTTCAGTGCAAAGCGTTTGCTGATCTGCGGAATAGCAATCATAGTTCCAAAAGTAGTAACTCGTGCAGTATCCATTTCTGTTTGTCGATATGCGGCAAAGTTTTGTGGTGGGTTAAATTTGCAGTCAAAGATATTACTATCTACATTAATACCTTTATTTTGCAAATATAATTTAAATTCTAAATCAAAAATTTCATTTAAGATAGACTGTAATCGTTCACAGTATTTGTTAAATCGCAATTCTTGAATGTAGGCTGTTCCAACTCTACCATCATTGAAGTTAGATCCTCCGTCGTCAGGGCCGGTCGGAAGATAAGAGCTAGGTATGCGTAGAGCACGAAACAACTTATTAGTAAAATACTTAAGATCATCAATTTCTCCTAGATTAGTACCGCCTGGCAGAACTTCAACTTTACTTCCGCGGCCTTCTGCTGTCTGTGGGAAAAAGTAATCTTCGTTGATACTTAATGGGTTATATCCTGCATCAATTACACTTTGGCTTCCACCAGTAACACTAGGAATTCTACGTTGATTTACTTCATTTTTTACACGTTCAACAAAGCCCATGGCTAAGTGACTTGGCATGTTACCTACGTCGATGTAGAATACTCTACGCTCAGGAGCACGTTGTATACGATAGATAATAATAGCATCTTCTAGCAATTCTTTTTGCTTGTAAACTTTAAAAATACTTTCTAACAGACTCGTTCCAAAAGGATAATTGTTGTCTAATCCTTCACTCATTGACAAATGTATCACATGCTTTGAGTCAATTGCATACTGGTTTTCGTTTCTTTGAAATCTACTACCGCCGGCAGTATTAGGAAAACTACCAGTCATTCCTCGACTCATTCCACTTCCGGAGTTATTGCTAGAATACTGTGAACCGCCGCCTGCAATGTTACTTGGATTAATAGCAGTTGTTGCAAGTGTTTCTAAATTAGGATTCCAGTCTCGAATAATATATTGCTCAGGTTTCTTACCGTCACTTTCGTTAACAATAATTCGATCAACTTTAGCAGGGTCTACAAACATCCATGCTTGTGTTTCTGGGTCTCGAACAAAAAATGCATCTCCATACTTAAATGCATTTCGGACAATTTTAAACATTCTTGTTTGGAACTTGTTTAATTTTGTCCACTGTTGCATGTATTTGCGGATAATTGTAATTTCAGTAGGAGTTGCCTGTTCTTTAAAAAACACACGAAACGGTGTTCCGTTTTCGTCGTTTGACTGGGTGCAAAACTCTGCTAAAATATCCAAAGCAGCATTAACTTCACTGTCACTATCCATAGTGTCATATTGACCATATCGTTCTAACCGATTAGGGTGCCCTGAATATACATCTGGTAGATAACTTGAATAGTTTCTATGTGTGGGATTTGATAATGAGCCGCCTGCCCCACTAATTGGACTCATGGTTCCTGATGCGTTAACAGGGGTGAAGTATTTTTTCCAGCTCATAATTTAAAATGTAAAAAAGTCTCTATTTAAGTTTTTAGTTGCATCTACAGTTCGTTTTGTATATTCAGCTGTTTCCTTAATATATCTTAAAGTCTCTGCAGACGTAGTATTTAATCGCTTTACCTCGGCAATTAAATTTATTATTTCGTTTGCAGAGCTTGCACCTTCTTTGCCAGCTGGTGCTCCTGCTGATTCTGAAGGGCCTATTGCTTTGCTCACTAATCCAGAAATTCCAGCCCTAATTGATTCCCCAACTGTGGGGGTTGCTGCCTTAACTTTTTCCATTCCGGCAGCTACTTTTTCCAATCTAGAAGGATCAACAGCGGCAATTTTTTGCAGTCCATCGCCCATCATATTTAACGCAAGGCCAACTGGCAATCCCCATAATGCCATCGGTGCAAATGGTATTAATCCTAGTCCTAGTTTAGCAATCCCAAATGCACTTGCTCCGAGTTTTGCTCCATCAATCTCGGTAAATTTCATAAACCCTTCTGCCAATGTTGGCAGTGCTTTACCTACTAGCCAGGCTGCACCGGCAATACCTGCACCGATTGCAGCAATAGCAAGTCCAAATCCAGCGGCGCCTGCAATAACCATCGGGTTCGCAAATGCTCTTAGTCCGCCGGCCGCTGCTTTAAGGCCAGTTCCCATTCCTGAAAGCATTCCGCCTCCTGCACCACCGGCGCCTCCTGCACCGCCCCCACCTTTGAGCGCATCTAATGGGCCACCTCCACCACCGCCACCCAATGCACCTAGGGCAGCTTTTGCAGCCATTGCACCTTTCAGTGCCGCAAATGCCGCTACTACCGCCATAATATATGGAGCCAACGGTGCTATCGCATTTACAACGGGCAATAACATCTTAACAAAAGGCATAACCGCAGTTAAAATACTTTGTCCCAGTTCTTCTAGTGCTTGCTTGGATTTAACTGCGGCTGTAGCCTCTGATTCTTTTTGTTTCTTTGTTTCTTCTGCAATCTTTTGTTCAAATGCAATTTGATCTTCAGTAGATTTAACTTCATTTCGTTTTGCGGTGTTAGCAGCACCTATTGCCTTAGACATTTCTTCGCTGCCTTTACCTGCCATAATCAATGCTGAACCAACGTTTTTTAAACGTTCACCATCCTTGGCCATACCCACAGATACCCCTGCCGAAGTTTTATCCATGTCTGCTAATGATTTAGAACCATCTTTGACATCATCGGCTAATTTATTTACAGAAGCATTTGCATTTTGTAAAGTGCTTACAAATCTTTGTCCTGCTTCAGTTTGTACTGGTAATCCCATTAACCTTGCTTGCAATGCGTCGGCAGCACCTTTACCACCTCGAGCACCCGCTTCTAAGTTTGCTTTAATTGCCTTTTCTTTTCCCTTTTCATCAAGTGTTAATAGATACATTTGCCATGCTTGATTAGCAGCATCTTGTTTCATTTTTTTAGCAAGTTCGTCTCTGCTTTCGCCTGTTAACTTAGACAACCCATCTAAGTTTTCTAGATACGCACTGGAACTTTGCAAAATAGCACCAGAGTTTTGTAATTCTTTCTTAGTTCTGCCGCCTGAAATTGCAATATAATCCAACATTCCTTGATTAGCTTCCAACGTAGTAAATCCTAAACTACGAAGCTCAGTTCCCATTTTACTGTCTTGTAATTCTTTAGATAAATTATCAAATGATTTACGACCTTGGTCAACTGTGCCGCCCATCATAGCAAGAGTGTTTGCATTAGAAGACATTAATTGAGTATATTCCTGCATGGTCAGACGGGCACCAGATGCAGCTAATCTCATGTCAGTTAAACTACCGCCAAAGTTAATACCGGATTTAGTCAATGTTTGATACTGTATTAATTGGGCTTCTTGAAATGCCGCCAACGCAGAAAACCCTTGAATAACTTTGCCTAACGGGCCAGGCAACATTGTTGCCATGTTTGACAATACACCGCTGGCTTGTGCAGTTCCTGCTGCCAAATCTTGTCCAGTTTTGACTAGAGTTTTAAAGTCTTGTTCGGCTGCTCCAAATGCTGCACTTAATACGAATGCTGTTTTTCCCAGCGCATTCATTTGCGGAGTAGTTGCTTGAACTGCTTGATTTGCTTGGATAATAGAATCGCCGTCTAGGCCGGCTTTTGCAGCCATTGCTGCAATTTTATTGAGTTCGTCTTTTGATCCTTTTGCCGCAGCCAAGGTGGCTTGCAACAACATCTTAAGAGTTGCTTCTGTTGCCGCATTGTTTAGCTCAATATCTTCGTTGCCTAATCTTCCGGTGACGTCTGCCATTGTATTTTTTATTGGTTATCTGCGTATATAAATAGTATATCTATTTCACATTGTTTATTTATCGGAGACAAAATACATGAATACCACTGCCCAGACCATTCAACAAAATCCATTAACCGCATTTATGCGACAACCAAAGATCTTTATTAGGTTGCCCAGTAACGGTGAATTTTGGTCTCAGGATAGTTTGCAGGTTTCAGAAAACGGTGAATATCCCGTTTATTCCATGACTGCACAGGACGAGTTAATGTTAAAAATTCCCGATGCGCTAATGAACGGACAAGCAGTTGTGGATGTAATACAACATTGTATGCCAAATGTTAAAAATGCTTGGTCTGTTCCAAATATCGACATGGATGTAATTTTGATAGCTATTCGAATTGCCACTTATGGAGAAAAATTAATAACTCCAATCACAGTAGGTGAAACAGAAATGGAATACACTGTTGACCTGCGATCAGTATTAGATTCTTTAAATTCTCAAATCACTTGGGTGTCCCATATACCAGTAAACGATGATCTTACAGTATTTGTAAGACCTATTAATTATAAACAGGTTACAGAATTAGCAAATCAAAGTTTTGAAACTCAAAAGATTATGCAAATTGCCAACGATGATAAGATGCCTGAAGAAGAAAAAATTGCACTCTTTAAAGAAAGTTTTTCAAAATTGTCAAAAGTAACTGTTGGACTAATAGCCGCTAGCATTTACAAAATAGATTCAAGTAATGGTTCTACAGAAAATCCTCAATTTATTAAAGAATTTATTGATAATTCAGATAAAGAAATTTTCAACAAAATTCAACAACATATTGAATCACTAAAAGAAAATAATGCTATCAAGCCAATTATTATTCCGGTTACCGACGAATTGAGAGAACAAGGATTTGTCGGTGAGTCGGTTGAAATCCCATTAACGTTTGACGCTTCAGCTTTTTTCGGATAAGGCTTTTGCGGCTCGATATGCCTGGTATCGAGAAGCTTGTTGAACAACACGACAAAGATGCAAAAGCCATGAGAGAAGAGTTGTTAAAAGTATGTTGGTATATGCGGGGCAGTATTAGCTATGCACAGGCATTAATGCTGACCATTGAAGAAAGAACAATTATTGGAAAAATAATTGAAGAGAATTTAGAAACAACTAAAAACTCCGGACTACCCTTCTTTTAAATCATCATTCCTAAAAAGTTGCTCTTAAATTCTGCA